CTCCGGGTCTGCCGGGTCACTGTCCGGCTCCTCCTCTTTCTTTGCAAAGAGGATCTCGTCTGCAAAGCCCAGCTCCACCGCCTTCTTCGCATTCATCCAGGTTTCATTGCTCATAAGGTTGGCGATGCGAGCATGGCTGAGTCCGCTCTTTGCAGCGTAGGCATTGATAATGCTCTCCTTGACCTCGGTCAGCACCTCGATGGCTTTCTCCATGTCCTTAGTATTGCCCATCGCTACCGTGCTGGGGTCATGGATCATCAGCATGGCAACGGGACTCATCTGGACAATGTCACCGGCCATTGCCACAACGGATGCAGCAGATGCCGCAATCGCATCGATCTTGACCGTGATGCTGCCCTTGTAATCCTTAAGCATGGTATAGATCTCAGCAGCGGCGAACACATTTCCGCCCGGAGAGTTGATCCAGACGGCCACATCCCCCTCACCGGATTCCAGCTCATCCCGGAACATCTGTGGCGTGATCTCATCGCCCCAGAACGATTCCTCATCGATGGGGCCTTCCAGCCGGAGGATTCTGGTATCGTCACTGTTTTTGATCCAGTTCCAGAATTTCTTCATCGGGTTCTCCTTCTTTCATTTTTCCGTGGCTTACTCTCACTCAGCCGGTTATCGCTTTCAGGTTCTTCTTCCGGGTCGGGCTGTGTTTCTTTCGGCTGATTCTGCTGGACGGCGGCAGCTTTATTCTGCTGTGCCACTCCTGCATCTTTCAGCTTTACATAGCCGCCGTTCAGGTAGTAGTCATCTCCGCCCTCCTCTGCCGGGATGAGATCCATGTTCTCCAGCCGATGCACATCATTCGGGGAGAGGAACCCATTGCTGATGCCGGTCGCATAACCGTTCATCCGGCTCTGATAGTCGCCACGGAGCAGACCGTCCACATTGAACTTCGGGAAGTAGGTGTCCTGCTCCTCTTCCAGCAGCAGATCCTTGATGATGCCCTGCTCGATGCGGACAAGCCACGGAGTCAGGGAGTGCATCACGAAGTTCAGTGACTGGTATTCAATGTTGGAGAAGGTCGCTCTGGACAAGTCCGCCACCAGATGCGGAGGCACACGGAAGATACGGCAGATCTCCGTCACGGAAAACTGCTTCGTTTCCAAAAACTGGCTGTCCTCCGGCGGCAGGGAGATTGGTTTGTAGGATAGGCCCTCTTCCAGCACAGCCACACGATGTGCATTGGAAGCACCACCGTAAGCCGCTTCCCAGCTGTCCCGGATACGGTTCGGGTCTTTCACAACGCCGGGATGCTCCAGCACACCGCTGGGCTGTGCACCATTCTTGAAGAAGGACGAGCCGTACTTGTCCACCGCAATGGATGTGCCGAGGCTGTTCTTCATCATGGCAATCGGTGAGAAACCAATCAGACCATTAAAGCCAAGCCCCGGCACATGGAAGATCTCGTCCCGGCGGAAGTAGATGTCTTTATTCTGCTCTCCCGGAACTTCATCCGTGTATGCGTGGTAGATATAGTAAAGCTCGCCACTCTCATCTCGATCCACTTCGACATTCTCCGGCAAAAGCGGATACAGACCCAGCACCGTGTTCTTGCCATCCCGAACAATCTGTGCATAGGCGTTGCCCCAGAGGAGCAGGTGGGTCATCAGTGTCTCCCAGAAGACAAAGGATGTCATCTCCGGGTTGGGCTGCCGATACAGAATCTTGTACAGCGGATGATCCCGTGCCTTTTCCTTGTTGCCGTTATCGTCCGTCACACGGTAGAGATGCAGCGGCAGTGCTGCAATGGACTCTGCCAGCAGACGGACACAGGCATATACGGTCGGGATCTGCATGGCGGCTTTTTCATCCACCTGCTCCCCGGCATTGGAACGACCAAACACAAAGGTCTGCCCGGAATCGCGGACGTTATCCGTGACCTGCGGCAGACCTTCTTTTGGCTGTTCTGTTTTGGGAGAATCCCTTGGGTTCTCAAACCCCATCCATTCCCAGAATCCCATTAAGCCTTATCCTCCTTCTCCAGCTCCGGCAGACCGGCAAGGCTGGTACCGAGGGATGCAACGCCTGCCACGATAGCTGCACTGCCAACTGCCATCCAGTCCACAGTACCACCGGGCATCTGGGTCACGATCAGAGCTGCGCCGGTCTGGAACATCGTCTTTGCAGCACGGATACCGGCTGCCTTCCACCATTCTGCACTCATCAGATACTTCATAGAAATCTCCCTTTCTTTCCCGATTCTTTCCTGCTTTCTTTCTCGTCTTAATGTGGAAAGAAAGAAGTGAAAGAAAAACTAAAAAACGATCATGTCACGTTCGTCGTAGACGCTTCCCTGCTGCTGTCCTTCGTTTCGGATGCAGCGGTCCAGTGCCATGATCGCAGCGACGATACCATCGATCTTCTCCGGCGACTTCGCCTTTGTCGGCTTGATGTTGCCCGCCGGGTCGGTATCCACGACCACATTGCCGGCCATCCATGCCATGACCGGGTTGCCGCCGTGGATAATTCTGCCTTCCATCAGGAGCTTGTAGAACTCCTTGGTAGGCGGGCTCATATCTTTGAAGCCCTGACCAAAAGGCACGACCGTAAATCCCATCCCCTCAAGGTTCTGGGTCATCTGCACGGCTCCCCATCGGTCAAAGGCAATCTCTAAAATGTGATAGGTCTTGCCCAGTTCCTCGATGACCTTTTCGATAAAACCGTAGTGGATGACATTGCCCTCGGTCGCCATCAGGTAGCCCTGCTGGTACCAGACATCATACGGAACGGATGCCCTGCGCACACGCTGGGGGATCGTATTCTCCGGTATCCAGAAGAACGGAAGCATGATGTATTTTTCTTCCGAGGTTCTGGGCGGGAACATCAGCACAAAAGCAGTGATGTCTCCGGTGCTGGACAAGTCCAGTCCTCCATAACAGTCACGGCCTTTGAGAGTTTCCATATCGATAAGCTGGTTGCCGAGGTCATAGATGTGTTCTGGGATGAACCGGGTCAGCGAGGACACCCACATATTCAGACGGAGCTGCTTGAACACATTCTCCTCTGCCGGATTGTCCAGTGCCTCCTGATACGCATCCCGAACACGCTGGATCTGAATGGTCTGGCCGAGAGAGGGATTGGCTTTATACCAGTTCGCTTCGTCGTGCCAGTCATCTTCATCCGTTAGTCCGTAGACCACGGGGTAAAAGGTGTGGTCAATCTTACGTCCAGCCAACAAGTCAAGTGCCTTCATGTGGAGTTCGTAACAGATGCTCTCCTTGTCCGTGCCGGCCGTGGTGATCAGGAAGAACAACGGCTGCTCACGGGCATCACCGGAGCCTTTGGTAAGGACATCATAGAGCTTTCGGTTGGGCTGGGCATGAACCTCATCCAGCACCAGACCCGACGCATTCAAGCCGTGCTTCGTGCCGACTTCGGCAGACAGGACTTGGTAAAATCCTGCATTGCCGTAATTCACGATACGCTTCGTTGCCGCCATAATCTTGCACCGCTTCAAGAGTGCCGGTGTCATCTGCACCATCTGGTGCGCGACATCAAAGACGATGGATGCCTGCTGGCGGTCGGCGGCAGCACCATAGACTTCGGCAGAGGGTTCGTTATCGGCAAAGAGCAGATACAGAGCCACCGCAGCGGCAAGTTCGGACTTGCCGGTCTTCTTACCGATTTCGACATAAGCCGTGCGAAACTGACGGTTTCCTCTCTCGTCCACGATGCCGAACACATCCCGGATGATCTGTTCCTGCCACGGAAGCAGCCAGAACCGTTTTCCCGCCCACTTGCCTTTAGTGTGTCGGAGGTTCTCAATAAAGGTCACTGCCCGGTCTGCTTTTGCGGCATCGTAGTGGCAGGTTGAAAGCATGAACCGGCTTGGCTTATAGTCCTTCAGTTTCGGATAGTTTTTTGGTCTGCACTCTGCCATCAGCTTCCACCTCCTCCCAGCAGATTCTCCATCTCATCGGCTGCATCCGCAGGACCACCGTCCGAAGCAATGATCCGGCTTCGGGAGGACGGGGTCAGACCGAACTGCTCTGCAAACTTGTTCATGATCTTCAGATAGGTCTGTGCAATGGACACCTGCGGCACTTGCTGCCAGTAGCCGGACGGGGTCTTGACGATGGTGCCGTGCTGGGTGATGAACTCCTCAGCCTCTTTCCATCGGGCATAGGCCTGACAGTAACCGGCAAAGGCCGCCATATCCACTTCGGTCAGGATGCCGATGGCTTCCATCTGCTTTGCAAGTCTGCGCCACTCTTTCTTTGCTTCCGGCTCCAGCCACTTCGGACAGGCCGGCGCTTTCTTATTGGGCTTCGGTTCGCTGGTATTCAGCGGATGCTTGCCCGGATTGCCTTCCAGCTCCTTCATGGCGGTCGGCTTTGGTTTTCTGCCTCTGGTAGCCATTGGCATCTCCTCCCTTCTGCAAAAATGGGTAAAGAAAAAGGACCTCCGAAGAAGTCCTTGAAATCTATATAAAACACATCGGATACGAGGCACAGCCCCTTTACGGGGCGTGTACCCTTTGGGTGCTGTTAGGTGTTGGGGTTGGCTTCCTTCCAAGCCTCGTACTCATCGACCAGCTCCGCTTCCTCGATGACCTGCCAGACGCTGCAGAAGCGGCTTCTTTGCTGCTCGATCTCCGCTTCCGTCCAGTCTTCCGGCTTGCGGCTCATGTCGTGGTAGGCATCCATCTCCGCCTTCGTCCGGAAGAATAGGATCTGCTTCAGCTTCAGCGTTTCCTCGTTGTTCCGCAGGCTGTACCGCTTATCCTCTGCCGCCCTGCAAAGGCTTCCGAGGTCGTTGCAGCCAAGGGTCATGTCCTGCTTGAAGGCGATCTCGATGCCGATCAGCTTCTTCTCGGTGTCGGCTTCCTGAATGTTCTTAAGGTAGGTTTTTGCTTTGTTCGTCATGGTCTGTATCCTCCGTATGTTTTGTTTTCCGTAGGGCTTTTCCCTTCGTTGTGACTGTATATTACCGTCACTGCCGGATACTATCAAGCGGCTATACTGCACGATCATACACACCTCTTTTTGTCGGATTTATGTGTATTTACACGCCGGAAGAATCCGCCACTACGAGCAAAAGCTCCCGAAGGAGCCCTGCCCATTTCTTAGTGTGCGTTTTTAATGCACCACTCGATTGCGTGTCCGGCATCCGTGTAGGTCTCATCGGAAATCTTCAGAAGCTCCAGCCGGCACTCAATCGGTGACCAGCCTTCCTCTGGGTCTTCCACAAATCCGTATACCGCTCCCTCCAGCATGCCGTTCCAGTTCATCTGGGCTACCAGAACCCGGTCACCGAACTGCATGATGCTGTCGTAGCAAGGTCTGAGTCGGTCATAGAAACTCTCGATGCTGATGTTGTTTTCCGGGAAGTCGATCAAATGCATTTTCATGGTAAAATCCTCCGTGTTTTCGTTATTCCTTGGGGCTTTCCCCTTTCGGTATGTGCATATTACCGTCAGGTGCAAAGGATAGCAAGCGGCTAAAGTACACGATCTTCTGCCCGGAATACCAAGCAGAATGTACATCACTCTGCATCCTGCTCCATGAGTTCCACAATGGTATCGTAGAAGAACTGCGGGTCATATGCCAGCGGCTCCCGTCCGGCTTCCTTGTCCATCCTGATCTGGTCTTCCACCATATCCTCGGCATCCTCCAGCGTGAAGGCATCCTTATCGCTGTCATCCATGTGGTTGTAGATTTCCACGATGGTATCCATCATCCGTTCTTCCATGTGCTTTTCCCTCCTGGCGCATCCACGCCGCCCCACCC